TTCAGGAGTAGAAATGACGAAAAAAAATAGCGTTATCACAAAATGGACAGAGCCTGATAAACTGTATGAAATATCTGAATGGGCAGGATACGGTTGCACTGATAAACAAATTGCTGAGAGGATGGGAATCAGCATCAGGACTTTTTACTATTATCGCAAGCAAAGCCCGGAATTGGACAGAGCAGTACAATACGGGAAGGAAGTCATCGACTACCGTGTTGAATCCGCCCTATTGAAGGCAGCCCTCGGCAGTAAGGTCACGGAAACGAAAGTAACGCTCGTGATCGAAAAAGGGGAATTGGTAAAAACCATCAAGGAAACAATCACTCGCGAACACCCGCCGAACGTTTTGGCTTGTCAGACGTGGCTTTTCAACCGGCAGCGGGACAAGTGGAAACGGAACCGGGATAATGAAATTACCGTCGATGATGATAAAACCATAAACATTGTCATCAACAGAGCAGGGAAAATTGAAGCAGAGGAATAAAACATGAGCGTTGAAGTTGGCAGTGCAGTTGGTTATCTTGACCTTGACATCAAAGGTTTTCTTGACGGCTTCAAAAGCGCACAAGATGCTGTTAATGAAAGTGTCGGCAAAATCACTACCAGCATCAGCAAGCAAATGAAAGATGTTGGGAAAAACCTGAAGGAAGTCGGCAAAAATCTATCGTTGTATGTTTCCACACCCATTACTGCTGCGGGAACCGTCCTCTTGAAGTTTGGCTCTGATTTTGAAAGAGAGATGAAAAATCTCACTGCCATTACAGGAATGTCGGCTGGCGAGATGAAAGAACTTGAAAGAGGAATCCGTGACATTGCTTTTGCATCCGGCACGTCGCAGGCACAATTAGCAAGCGCAGCAAAGATGGTCGCCGAGGCTGGCGGAGATATGACTTTGATGCTTGCCCAGTTGGAATCAGGAAATAATCTTGCGATTGCCTCGCAAACCGATCTAGCGACAACGCTTGATATGGTCGGCAGCACCATGAAAACTTTCGGTCTTGAAGCCGACGATACAAAGGGAGTCGTCGACGGTTTAGCGTCCGTTACTACTCTTGCAAACACCACATTGACGGAAGTTGGACAAGCGTTTGTCAATGCCGGAGGAGCGGCAGCGCAAGCGGGAATGAAAGTCAATGATNTCAATGCGGTACTGGTAAAATTCGCTGATGCNGGTTTGAANGGCGGTGCCGCTGGGACGACGCTCAATACGATGCTNAAAAATCTGACAGCACCGACGAAAAAAGCGTCTGANATGCTTCAATTACTAAACGTTGATCTTTACGATAGTTCGGGAGCGAGTCGGGACGTTTTTGACATCATGCAAGACTTGCAAAAGAGTCTCGGTGGCTTGACTGATGAGCAACGAAATTATGCCCAGTCTGTCATTTTCGACTCTGTTGCCTTGAAGGGCTGGAATACCATCACGGAAGCAGGGGTTGAAAATATNCGGGCATTGTCCGNAGAATTATCCGATAGCGTCGATGCGTTTGAAGGTTTAGGACAAGCGGCGGGAATGGCAGCGATACAGCAGGAATCTTTTTCCGCACAAATTGCAAGCATACTTCCACGGATGCAGGAACTCGGAAAAATCGTACTTGAAACATTGCAACCTGCATTCACATGGCTTATCGGTGCATGGAAAGAAATGCTTGAATGGGTAATCAACCTTGACCCGGCATTGCAAAATATGATTATTTGGGCGGGATTGTTTGCGGCGGCATTAGGACCAGCAATACTTGGCATAGGTATAATGGTAACGGGGTTCGGTGCTTTTCTTGCCCTGTTAACACCGGCAACCATTGCAATAACGGCTGTTATCGCAGGTCTCGTTGCCTTCGGAGCAGCGATGTACCAGGCGTGGGAAAATAGTGAAGAATTTCGGGACAATATGATAGGGATATGGGATAGAATTGTTGACTCATTTTCCGATTTTATAGAGTTTTCAACAGTCCAACTTGAAAGAATGGGGATCACATGGGAAGGAACGACAGAATTCATGAGTGATCTGTGGTCTGGTTTTGTGGACTTGGTTGCAAAAGTAACAGTAAAAGGTTTTGACATCATAGCCACTGTAATTTACGAAGGGTTGCTCGCCATTCGTGTTTTCATGATGAAGTTTGCCGACAATTTTAACGGCGATTGGACTGATATTTGGGACGTTGCTGGTGCAGCATGGACGGCATTCTTGGAAACGTTACAATACGCATGGTACTTNTTTTCAAATTGGCTTTATGACAAACTCAACGAATGGAGTGGAGGATTGCTAGAAGAATGGGCAGGTATTTTTTACGGAATGTTAGACTCGGTGCATGATTTCTANGAAACAGTGAAAGACCTTTTTGAAAGATTTCCATATATTTTCGAGAGCATAGCAATGTCAATCGGTATGTTTATGCTTGGTCTATCCGCTCCTGTCGCTATTGCTATTTCTGTCCTTGTTTCACTTGGGAAAGCGTTATACCAACTTTGGAATGAAAATGAGGAATTCAGAGAAAAAGTAACAGCAATATGGAATCGTATTACTGACGCATTCCAAGATTTTCAAGACAAGGCGTTAGAAATCCTTAAAAGACTGGGAATTGTTACTGAAGAAGAAACTTCTGCAATGAGTGGACTTTGGAACAGTTTTGTTGAAGTGGTCGAAAAATATGCAATTCCTGTTTTTGAAACAGTTGAAAAGGTCATTACGATGGCTTTTAATGGTATTCTCAAAGGCTTGGAGATATTTGAAAAAGCATTTAGGGGCGATTGGGAAGGCGTTTGGAGTAGTTCAAAATCAGTAGCGAATGATTTTTGGGAAGGGCTAAAAAATGGATGGAATACTGTTTGGGATTGGCTCAAAACATTTCTACCAAAATTCGGAAAATCTATATGGGACGGGTTTAACAAGATACTCGACGATCTTCCCGGATTTGTAATCAAAGTAATCGACAATGTAGTTGAATTTTTTGAAAAGATTCTTACAACGCAAGGCGAAGGTACAGGTAACATGCTTGCGGAATTTCTAAAATTTGCTGGTAAGTTTTTGTCGGCGGTTATAGAACTTGGTGGGAAAATCATTGCCGCGGTAGCGGAGGCAGCATTAAAGATTATCGTTAAATTACCTGAATGGTTCGGTAGAATTATTTATGCTCTTGGAGTGTTTATCTGGGACTTCATGAGTACGATTGACAAATGGGGTATTGAACTGTTGAATGCTATCGTCAATATCGGTGTAAGTATTGCCAAGGCAGCGTGGGATATTGGAGCATCAATTATCACTGGTCTATTAGATGGTATAAACAGATATTGGGGAATGTTGATGGATAAATTGGGACAACTTCTCAATATGCTTCCAAAGTGGGCACAAAAGGTACTCGGTATTGCGTCTCCGTCTCGGATTTTTGCAGATTCTATCGGTAAGTGGATTCCGCTCGGTATTGCCGAAGGATTTGAAGACGCAATGCCGCTCGCCATCAAAAACATGCAGAAGGTACTCGACACCGGCATTGGCGACCTCGCAACCGCCGATGTCCAATTCGATTACAGTTTCGTTCCGGCAAGCAGGCGTTCCGGCGGGAATTGGGGGGACAGTGGCGGAGGTTGGGGGCAACAGGGCGGAGGCGGCGGGAACACGTACAACTACCAATTTAACAGTCCCGAACCGATTACAGAAGCGGTTGCTCGAAGGGAACTCGAACAGATGAACAGAAATTTGGCATTCGGGTTTTAGGAGTAAGACATGAAAATTAGATTTGATCGTAACAAAGATACACTGGAAAAAGGACTCGCCAAAATGTTGGAGGGTGCGGCACCGGTCATTTTGAAGTATGCCGAAACGAAAGCGAAAGTGATTGANTCGGAAATGAAAAAAGANCGACCNTGGACGGATCANACGGGAATGGCAAAAGCAACGCTCAACACGAGTGTTTCGACACCCAACGAGAATACTGTCAGGATTACGCTGGCACACGGAGTCAATTACGGCATTTGGCTGGAACTGGCAAAGGAAAAGAAGTATGCAGTTATTGCTCCAACACTGAAAAAAATGGCACCCGAAATTGTCGAGGACTTGCAAGGGATAATGGAAAAAATGAAATGAGTACCCGATAGCAGGATATCCAGTTGCATTCGACGGAAGGGGGTTAATCGGATTAACGTCAGGGCGACGGGGTCGTCAAAATGACTCTCCACCCGGAGGAATTTCCGTTGGTCGAGAAAACTTGACAGGTTTTCCATTCTCCACGCACAAGTACAGGGGGGACAATTCGATATTATCGAAACGTTACAAAACTTGCTTTCCCTATTCCAACCCCGCCCGTTCTTTTTCGTAGTTTTTCGTTTCTTGTCATATTCCCTCTTGACGGTTCGACCGATTGCCGATATAATACGTGCGTCGGGTTGATCACCGACCTTGAATTATTGCCCACTGAACCGCCGTTAAAAGCCTTCGGTGGGTTTTAACGTTATGGTAGCAGAATTACAAAACAAACGAGTNGTTGCTTTTGTCGATGGGCAAAACCTTTTTAATGCTGCTAAACAAGCATTTGGGTATGATTATCCGAACTACGATACGGTAAAACTTGCGAGGTTGATATGCGAACAACGTGGGCAAGAGCGGCAGGAACGTTGGACACTTGCAAGACTCCATTTTTTTACCGGCATGCCGTCGCCTACCAAAGACGAGCCGAGAAATCGGTTTTGGAAGTCTAAACTTGCGGCAATGGGCAGGAATGAGATTGTCCAGACGTTCTCCCGTCCCATTGTTTATCGGAACGGCATCGGACAAGAGAAGGGCATCGACGTGCGGCTTGCGTTGGATGCCGTCCGGCTGGCACACGAAAACGAATACGATGTTGCCTTGATTTTCAGTCAGGATCAGGATTTTAGCGAACTTGCCATCGAAATAAAACGCATTGCAGCGGTGCAGGGACGCTGGGTTACGGTCGTTTGTGCCTATCCCTTCGGTGCCGGCTACTCCAACAAGAGTGGCATCGACAAGACCGACTGGTTCAAAATTGATAAAACGTTGTATGATCAGGCGATAGATTCTTACGATTATCGAAAGGCTGTAGAGCAATGCTGATGTCGGGGACGTTTTGGGGACGTTTTTTCTCAAAAAGGGACGTTTTTTG